ACCGGGCCCTCACGTTTGGGGTGTGACCCCCGAGGATTAAAACCTCATGTCACATTCACGATCCCTAGGAAAATCCTATGCCAACCGAACACCGTAGTAACTCTCTACCAACACGAGGCTATCTGCGTGAGTATAACCATGTAGATGGCAGCGTCACTAGGTTAGCGACATATTCCGATACTGGAAATGCCCAGAGAACTGTTACGCGGACTGGGACGCTTCGGCGTCACAGACCGGAGGGCAAATGGATCTACCCCACACCGTACCACCGTTACGATTATCGGCAACGAGGTCGTCTCGGGACAGCGGAATATACCTATTGGGCATATGATTCCAAGCCTAAGGTTTGGTATCCATACGCAACAAGACGGTTAGAACCGTATGTCACGGCTGTGTTCCCAAATCGTGAATTACCGTCTATCGGCGCAAATTTGCGTCGAAAGGCGGAGATTGAAGCTCTCCTGGCATTAAAAGACCAGAAGGTAAATCTTGGCGTCGCCCTTGGCGAAGCCAGAGAGACCGCACGGTTTGTCGGCGAGAGTTTCGCTGCTATCGGACAGAGCATCCGATACCTCAAACGAGGCAACATTCGCAAGTCAATACAACGCTTGCGTAGGATGTCCAATTTAGTTCCTGGGGAAAGATCTCTTGCGAGAATTCCCCAAAATTGGCTCCGTTGGCAGTACGCCGCTAAGCCCCTAATCGGTGAGGTAAACGGCGCCTGTATGGAGCTGTCTAACCTTTCCGAGGAGCCGCTGTGGGTAACAACGGCGAAGGGCTTTGTCACGGAAAAAGAAGAAGGGGTTGATAACCTCGACTTCACAGACCTAAATCTGTATTCCAGTGACGTTGAGTGGAGGACGAGGCGCGGCGTCTTCGTCAGGCTAGATTATCTGCCTGAAGAAGAGTTCTTTTCTCGTCTTACGTCTCTCGGTGTAACAAACCCGTTAGAGGTTGTCTGGGAGCTTACTCCTTTCTCGTTTGTCCTTGATTGGGCAGTCGGGATCGGTGACTGGTTCGCAGTCCTCGACGCAACTGCAGGATACCGCTTCCTTTCAGGAAGTAGGTCCGAGTTGAGAGAGATAGTGATGAAGTCGACTGGCTCAGATCGGCCGTTGAATTGGCAGACCATGTTTGCCAAGGAACCGACGGGTGTTCTTCGTAATTGGTCCTGCGAGCGTCGAGTTTTCGACCTCGATAGGACCGTTTATTACGATACCCCGTTCATCGCTCTCCCACCGGTCCAAAACCCGGTGAGCTTTGGCCACGTTGCAAATGGCCTCAGCCTTCTCGCACTCGCGATTAGGTAAGAGCAGCACCTCATCAGTGCTTACCCTGCCTGCTCGGCAGATACATTGACAAAGGGATAAAACCCATGCCTCAGTACCAGCCCGTCGTCATCGCTGACGGCGAAAGCACCCCGGTCAACCATACCTACGACATTCGTTCTTTGTCGAATGGTCGGCTGATCGCGGTGAACCGAGCTGCCCCGACGATTGAGACCCAAGAGATTCTTGGTGTCGAAGTCAAGGGGGCGGCGAGCTCGAAGGGAACTTCCAAGGTTCGCATTACCCTTGGGATGCCCCACCCGGTGACCAACACCGACACTGGCGAGACCGAGCCGGGCGAGGTTAACTCCGTTGTTATGGAGTTCAACTTTGCTCCGACCTCGACTTTCCAGCGCAGGAAGAACCTGCGTACGCTGGCGATGAATCTGCTGGCGAACGCTGCGGTTGCGGAGGCCATCGACGATGTTGAGCCGTATTACGGCTAACATCTTAGAGGCCGCCCTTCCGCTCTTCCTGGCCGCCCTTTGCGGGGCGGCCCTTCTTCTCCTATTACAAGGGAGTATTCGCTTATGGCGAAATCGAAGGCTAATAGGGCTTACCGCCCTACTGATGTCGATGTTGATCTTGATCTTGTGGAGTTCGCTAGGTCGCTCGCAAGAGCGACCGGACGCGACAACCTCCTTCAGTATTTCGAAGGAGAGCTCATCCCTGGAGAGTACGGAGAAGGGAAACCTTCTTCGAGCGATCCAGAAGAGTTCGCGGTTGATTATCTGTGGCAAGAGCTCTTTAGTAAGTTTGACGACGGAAAGTCGTCTGCTGCTAAATCCTCCTCTGCTATCGATAAGTTCCATGAGGCCGAGATGCGGTGTGGCCGGACAAACTCATCCCTTTCTCGCGTGGTCGGACTGCCGAGTAATATGGCACGATCCGACATCGAGCAGATATTGTGTCTCGCTCGACGAAAAATACGTGAGGTTCTGGGACGACTCAATCTGAACCACATCGAGTCGCTGATGGGGCATACGGGCGGTGCGAGTTTCTCGCTTGCCCGTAGGCATTCCTTCGCAACTAACAAGATCTCAGGTACACCTGAGACGACATACGGCAACCTTCCGTGGTGCCAAGCACTGTATGTGTACTATGGACCATCCTGGTCCGGTGCACTGAAACTGCACGGCCCCGCGGCCTTCGACATTGTCGAAGGTAATCGGGTTACGACTGTTCCGAAGAACTTCAAATGCGATCGCATTATCGCGATCGAACCCCGTATGAACATGTATGTTCAGAAAGGGTTTGGGAACCTTATCCGCAAGAGATTGCGAGATGAAGGTGTGGATTTGGACAATCAAGAGGTGAACCGTGATCTGGCCAGAGTCGGGGCTGCGTGTGGATTTCTATCCACACTTGACCTGTCTTCTGCGTCAGACACTGTTTCTCTCGAACTTGTCCGCTTCCTGCTCCCACATGACTGGTGTATGGCACTTGAGCAGTGCCGTTCGCCGGTCGGAGTTCTACCTGACGGTACGAAAGTTTTGTACCGCAAGTTCTCATCCATGGGTAATGGCTATACGTTTGAGTTAGAGAGTTTAATCTTTTACTCGCTCGCATGGGCCTGTAACCGTTATATGGGTGAGCCGGATACCTCGTTTATCAACGTGTACGGGGACGATATCATCGTACCTGTACGGCTGGACCCCCTAATGCGTCGAGTCCTTGACGCGGCAGGGTTTGTGGTGAACGCTCGTAAGAGCTTTTCATCAGGTCCTTTCCGTGAATCGTGCGGGAAGCACTACCACGGCGTTTACGAGGTCAGTCCGTTCTACGTGAGGCGCGATGTGCGTACTTTAGGGGGTTTATTCCTCCTTCATAATAAGTTGTACCGGTGGTACCACATGATGGTGTCACAAGGTATGGCGAAGTATGCACGCGGAGTTTCAAACGTTCTTGTTTGGCTCCGGTCCATCGCTCCAAAGCAATGGAGAGTTCCAAAACTCCCAGACGGTTTCGGCGACGGTGCTTTCATTGGCACCTTCGACGAGATACGGCCATCTGTCGTCGTTCCGAACGGTGTTCGAAACGGCTGGGATGGCTATGTCGTACGAGTTTTGCTCCAGCGCTCCTACCATTTCGATTTACGAGATGGTAGCATTTGCGTCAAAAAGAGAGGTCACTGGTCGGTTGTGAAACCGGCTAGTACCTACCTCGGGGAAGGACGAAAGTTCCTTTCCTTGAGAGCATCTTCGCCCGAAAGGACAGAGATGTTTCTTTATGACCGCAAAGGCGTAGTGACGGCGGGGTGGATATTCTTGCCCCGGCAGTCGTTCAGCCAGTGGCTAACGCCACTTTTCCCGGGATAGTCCCGGGTGG